TAAGCGCCTCAAACAGTTTCTTTTGTTGTGTATACCACTCACTCCAACCTTCAACACGGTTAGCACATAAGTGATATTCGGAATAGTTAGTCACAATAGTCTTTGTGAGTTCTGATAGCTCAGGCTTCTCGTCTGCTACCTTTAGTTTAGGGCACAGAGTAAGTAACTCTTTAGGTGCCTCTGGGAATTTGGCTACTACAGGAACTACTGTAGAGCATCCTGACAGTAATACAGTAAACAATAGTATAAGCTTCTTCATTGTGTAGCCGCCTTATTGTGTATTGAGATGATCTCTGGGGGGATCTTACATTGATCATTGTATTTAACAATCTCACGATCAATATATTTGATCTGCACATCAGCAGCCTCTTTAACGATCTTCTCTTTAGTTACTATTTTGGTTACTATTTGTGTGTTGACCTTCTCACTCTTAGTCTCAAGGCGAGCAATCTCAACCTCTAGCTCAGATATTTTCTGAAGCCAGTAGTTATTATTGGATATTACACCAATCATAAATGTTGATGCAAAGATTAATGCAATGAATATTGGTTTATATTTATTTAATTTACCAGAGAATAAATATCCAAATATACCAATAAACATAGTAATATAGAATAACCATGCAGGTAAATACTTTAATATAAACATTGGAATCCTTTTGGCTAACGCCAGTTATAAGAAGAGCGGTAGTGGGACTCGAACTCACATTCCAGAGATAACGTCTGATTCTACCTATTGAACTATACCACTCTAGTGACGCCTTTTACTGTAGCGACAACAGCCCTAAGGTGGGTTCTTTATTGTTATTTAAATTTGTTTGTCCACTTAACTACCCATGCCCAGTAAGCAGCACTCATTCTGCCCTTCTGGATATCAGCCTTATGTCTAGCATAGAAGGCTTCTCTACGTGCTTGATAAGAGTCTGACTCACCATCCTTGGGAGGAGAACCAGTAACACCCTGAGCACCAAAGCGAATAAGCTTAATAGTGCTGCCTTCCTTGGCTAACACTGCATGTGAGTTAGTTGAATTACCTGGGGTTTTCTTTGGTTTGTTATAACCTTCAAAGGTTTCACCACGATATTCAATAGCCATGATTACTTACCTTTACGCTTAGGGTAACTCTCTTTATGAGGTTTCTTTTTGGTTTTCATTTATAATCCTTTGGTTTAGAACATAAAGCCTTTAGTAACTGTCTTAGTACCTGAACGAACAGGAAATAAGTATTCAACAGCATAACGAAGAGCATCTGTCCAGTGTTCTACGTTCTCTGCCTTAGATATCTGTGCTGTATTTGGATTGTTCTCAACCCATACAGTTCTTTCAAGAGACCTAATAGTGTGCTCTGCTCTAGGGTGAATATACATATCAATATCCCCATGAGCATTCTTAAACTTACGATTAACAGCAGCCACAGAGTCAACAATAGGAGGAGCAGCCTTATGTGCTCTACAGATAATCCCATGAGACTCTAGAATAGAGAAATCAGTGGCTCCTGCTACAGCACTAGTCTTCCTAGCTCGTCCTGCAGGGTCTGGATAAGCAAATACTCTATGACCTTTATCTTTAAATTGACCTTTAAGCTTCTTAGCTAATTGTTCTGTATCGAGAACATTCTGCATGTCCTCTAAGATATGAATCTGTCCAGCTCTAACAGCAAAGACTACAGCAGCCATAATGCCAATGTTAAAGTCAATAGCCACATGGACATCTTCTTTGTTTGTTGTCTCTACATTGAAGTAAGGCAAGTCAGCAGTCACATGAGTCTTACGATCAAACATGTAGAATACTTTAGCACCAGAGTCCTCAAAGGAACACTCATACTCTCGAGCAAACTTCATAGGGTCAATTAGACGCTTAGTCCTCTCAATCTCTTCCACAGATAGATATGGAGAGTCCCTATAGGTATATCTAAAGGTCTTCCAACGGTTGTCCATAGACTCAAAGTTAGTCATGTCGTAGAAGTAATTCATACCCTTAGGTGTACCAATAATAAGAGCCTTATGGTTACCTGCCCAACGTGTAGTCATAGCAGGTTGAATAATAGATTCCCAAGACTCTTTAAGTCCTGGCTGACCAGTCCAGTCAGAGACCTCATCTCCAACAACAAAGTATTGACCTGATCCCCGCATCCTCTCAGATGCTTCATAAGACCATAACTTAAGCTTTACATTGTTCTGAAACCAGAATGTTCCAGCTGTCTGAGATGACTTCTCAGCATAATCCTCTAAGCCTAGGTTGTAGGCTAATAGAGGCCAATAAATATCTAACGACTGTTGGTATGTTGGACAGATAATCGAGACGTTCTTATTAGGAACATCTTCAGGCATCTCTAGCAACTCATGAACAGCCATTGTAGCAGCAACACTAGCAAGGTAACTCTTACCAAAGCCTCGTGAAGCTACTGTAGCAGCATATCTAGTGCCACCCTTCTCTGAGAACAAATACTTTAATACTTCAGACTGACCTCTGTGTAATTTAATTTCATTTGACATTTAAACGATCACATCAACCTTATCTTTGGTTACGATGTCCTTCTTCTTGTTACTTTGTCTAAGCTCTTCAAGTTTCTTATTGAACTCAGCTAATTCGTATCGTGCTTGAATGCCTTCTTGGAAGATCTTGTTAGAGGCTTCTTTTAGTTGCATGATAGCATTTGTATAATACTCAATGCTGTATTCTGCTGCTGATTGTACTCTCATGTGTATTCCTTTTTATTGTATAGGTAACTGTAATAATTTTATCTATTTTATTTCAGTGTATACTTAATTATTCATTTGTGAAGACAATCTTAAGCGGCTTTTTATCTTCAATTACTTGTTCACTCTTCTCAGGCACCTGTCTGTAACCATATCGCATGAGCGTATTCATCACACTTGTCTGGATGTTCAAGAGATTCGCTAAGGCCACTGCAGAGTACCTTGTTTGGCCACTCTCCATAGCATTAATCTTATCCTGCACCTTGTAGTAGTGATCCACAAGTTTCTCAATAGGGTCAAATCCTAGTGTTTGAAGCTTCTTAACTGATTCTTTTGAATAGATTGTGGTAGTTCCCTTGGGGCGACCCTGTCCAGGTCTAAGTCCACCACGGGTTCTCTCTGACACATTTGGGTCTTGAACTACCCCAGTTGAGGTATCTTTGACCTCTTTGTTTGTTGAGGTAGTCATAATGTATTATTTCTTATTCTTTGGTTTATATTTCTTAGCTAAATCCAGAGCAATAGCCACTGCTTGAGCATGAGGTTTACCTTCTTTTTCAAGAGTCCTAATGTTAGCACTTACGGTTTTATCACCGTAGCCCTTTTTAAGCGGCATTTTTAGCTCCACGTCTGGTTGTGGTTTTAGCAGGAGGCTTTACAACAGGAACAATGTTGTTGCTATGAAGTTGAATCTTTAGATCAGAGATCATAGTGAGCAACTCTTCTTTGTCTCTCAAGAGCTTATCAACTTTGCCCTCTAATTTCTTAACTTCAGACATGAGCAGTTCAGTCAATTGATCGTGAGCCTCTTGTCGTTGCTTATCTTTGTTATGTAGATAGGTCCAGAAGGCACCTGTACTTAACACAACAATAGCTACTTGTACGATTGATTCCATTTTAAATTCCTTTAGTATAAAATCCATAGACACCGGGAAACACCTTCTACCTTGAACAGGTAGTGTCTCTACACAAGTGTTACAGAATGATATTTAAAATAATATTTTAAAGTACTCTTTAAAAGTACTCCTTTAAAAATATTTTATAATATTATTTTTAATAAATAACAACAATAATTAATGTACCTTAATGCTACCGCTATTAAGTTACTCTTTTAATATTAATCCTCTACACCCCCTACCCCCTCTTCTACTTTTAGGGTAATATTACAGGGTTTGGATGAGATTCTCTCTTTAGCGTCACCTGGTGGGTTTTGACAAAAAAAAAAAGAATTACCCCTCCAGAATACCCTCTAACCAACCTCCGAAGAGATCAGCTAAAGAGTATCCTGGAGGGGAGGTCTAGGTTGGTTAAGTACCTAGGGACTATACATAAAATAAATGGTTTCCGATTGTAACTGTGTAAGTTAGTCGTTTAGACCATTTGGGTAAGACGTAGTTAGCATGATAGAACAACGACCCTTTTGTAGGATCTTTGAGTCTACCCTGTAAGTAGTTAGTAGCAATACTCCTAGCTATCTCGTATTGAGCTTTATTCCTTGGAGAATGGTTCTTTAATAGCTTTACCCAAGAGAATTGGTAGGGTTGATACACAACCTTACACACAGAGGAGGGATAGCCCTGAGCCAGTAGTCTGTTTATTGTGACTGCTGCTACTGCTATCTGACCTTTAATAGATTCTCCTCGAGCCTCATGGTAAATGTTATGAGCTAGACA